AGTCGATATTGACGAATGCCTTCTTAACAGAGTCAAAGACCAATCCCTGGCCGTCCCTGAGGTTCTTAATATAGAAGGTGGGTACGTATTGATTTAGAAGAGTATTTTGTCCTACAATCATATTATGGCATTCTCCAATTTCTTTTTATTATTTATCAAAAAAACGAAAGAATATGCCTATCTAAAAATACCCCTTTCGGGGTATTTTTATTGATATTGATATCTTATTATAGACTTATCAGAGCCTTGTCGATTTGACCCCATTGCCAAGTTTGCCATTGTGGGCTCATAACTGGGGGTTGTATGTAGTCGCGTGTTAGCACTGCCCTGACCCAGACAAAATTGCCCCAAAAAGTAGTGGCCATTGAGCCTGTATCGCCCCCGTTTTGACCTGTGGGAGCATAGGGGTCGCACGGGAAAGGAAAGAACGGAGTGTTGACGTCGCCGTTAGGGTTGAGCTTTATCCAAAACCAATCTTCCGGCTCTGGGTTTATTGCAAGTGTGCCTTGTATTCCAAAGCCACCAACTAAGTTTTGATACACTACTTGGACTGTGTGAATTCCGTCGGTGTATCCGTAATACGCATTGCCGCGAATTGGTTCACTGAAAACGTTCCATTCGGTGCCTGTGTTTGTCATCATCACGACAGATTTTCTGATTGCCATTTTGCCCCTCTCTTTCTATTATTTATCTATCGGAGCCGTAAAGATGCCGCCCGGAGGCGGCATCTGGCAGAGCAATGTCAGATCCGGACAGTCTCTACTATTGCATCTAGAATGGTCACCGTCAGTTCTTCATTATCAACATCGATGTGAGCACGGCCGCCGTTTCTAAGTCTACTAAACAGAATCTCAGTCGACAGTGGCATCTTGACTTTTGCCTCGAACAGTCTCTCGAATGGACGAGCACCCATAACAGGGTCGAGACCATTCTTTGCTAGCCAATCTCTCGCATGTTGTGTGACATTTAGGGAGATGTTCTTAGGAGCAAGCATAGCTTCGGTCTTCTCAACTTCAGCATTTACAATCAAATTCATCTCGACTAAGGTTAGTGAATTAAACTTCATAGTTGCATCTAAACGGTTTCTAAACTCTGGCGATAAGAATCTTTTCAATTCTGCATCAATAGCACCCGAATTATCTTGGTCGCCGAATCCGATCTTGAGTTTTTCAGCATCTGCTGCACCCAAGTTTGCCGACATAATGATAATCACATTTGAGAAGTCAACAGTCTTACCCTTGGCCGATGTAAGACGTCCGTCATCCATGACCTGCAGGAGCACCGTTAGTACATCAGGGTGTGCCTTTTCAATCTCATCTAATAGCAACACGCAGTTGGGATCAGTATCGATTGCTTGAATAAGCTGACCTTCTCCCATCTTGCCTTCGCCGTGGCCAACGTATCCCGGAGGTGCGCCGATTAGCTTTGCCACTGTGTGTTTTTCCATGTATTCCGACAAGTCGAAGCGAACAAGTTTGACCCCGAGTGCTTCTGCAAGTTTCTTTGCAGTATAGGTCTTGCCAGTGCCCGTCTTACCTGTGAACAGGAAGTTACCAATCGGCTTAGACGGATTACGCAGGCCAGCCTTGGAAAGATAAATTGCTGCCACAACCTTGTCGATGGATTCATCCTGCCCGTAGACTTTGTTCTTAACTCTCGAAGCTAAGTTGGACAAGGAGTCATTTTCCTTCATATCCATCATCTGTGGCGGGATGCGTGCTATCTTGGCAGCTTGCTTGAGTACAAGGTCTTTAGTTACTACTTTTTCCTCTAATAGCTTTGCAATGGCGCCCGCCGAGTCCATAATGTCAATGGCCTTGTCCGGGAAGAACTTTTGCTTCATGTAGCGATCAGCCAAGTCGACGCAGAGGTCTAGAGCGCCGTCTTCGAAGGTTACGCCGTGGAACTTTTCATATTGATAAGCGACGCCTGCAAGGATCAGTTTTGTTTCATCGGCCGACGGCTGGTGAATGTCATACTTTTGGAATCGACGGAGAAGGGCCTTATCTTTCTCAAAGTGTTCATGGAACTCGTCATATGTTGTAGCTCCGACGCACATCAGTTCGCCCTTGGCCAACATTGGCTTCAATAGGTTGCCTGCATCCATTTGGCTGCCGGTTGTAGAGCCAGCGCCTAGAATCATATGGATCTCGTCAATGAACATGATACAGTTGCCAAGCTTCTTGACTTGGTCCAGGACACCCTTGAGTCGTTCTTCAAAGTCTCCTCGGAATTTAGTTCCGGCTAGCAATGCACCAAGGTCCAAGCTATACACCACCTTTTCCTGGAGTGCTTTTGGTACTTCCTTATTTGTAATTTTTAGTGCAAGCCCTTCTGCAAGGGCAGTCTTGCCCACCCCGGGCTCGCCCACAAACACTACGTTATTTTTCTTCCTACGTGCTAGAATTTCAATTGTGTCGGCAACTTCTTTTTCTCGACCAATGACAGGGTCAATAGTACCATCTGCCGCTTCTTTGTTTAGGTTCCTTGCAAACATGTCCAAAGGAGTTTCTTCCGCTTCAGCTGTCTTCTCAGATGCTTTCCTAAGTTGCGCAATGATTTTTTCTCTCGTAGCGCCGTTGCGTCCCAGGAAGAAATATGCATGGCTTGTTTCTTCCGCAAGAATACTCAGCAGGACTGCTTCGTTATTTAGTTCGTTTCTTCCACTAAAAACGAGTTGAGTCAGCGCCCTCTGAAAGGTTCTATTTAATACTTGTGTTCTTTTTGGTGGAACATCCTTCAAATCATCTGGCTTCTTCATAGCAGGGTCACTCAGAAACTGAATGACTTCTGCTTTTACTTTTGCAGGCTGGCCGCCGATGGATAGGATAAGTTCATTGATGTCTTTCTCATGAAGTAAAGACAGAAGTATGTGCTCTAAAGTCACATATTCATGGTTGTTGTCTGTCGCCACATCAACTGCGCGCTTCACCATTTTTTCTACTTTTTGTGTACTCATGTCTTTCCTTATATTTTAATAGATTCCCGATGGACAATTGTCTTAATAGCCGACTTTTGCTCTTCGGTTAAATTCTGTGGAGTCTTCACTGCTATCCTAACCAACATATCCCCATTCTTATCTGATTCGGGATTTTTTATACCTCGGCCACCTAATTTGATTATTTGGCCATTCTGTATCCCCTGCGGTATGTTAAATTGCAGTGTAACACCATCGAGGTGCTCTAGTATAGCCTCCGCGCCTAGCATCGCCTCTACAGCATTTATCTCAACGTCCACCAATAAATCATCGTTGGACCGTTTATATTTATAGTGATTTTGAACTTCTATTCTATACAACTTTCCGTTCGCATAAAATTTAGTACCCGAGCGGGCGCCCTTCGGCACAGTGAGATTAGTGCCATCGTCCAACTTTAAAGTACACCCAACATAGGCGTCTGTGAGTGAAATGTTGACAACATATACCCTGGCTTGCGAACTAGTATTAGTGCTAGTGCTGGAAAAATTTCCCCGGGAGAACATATGTTTGAATATCTCATCGAAAGCTGGGTCACCGGATCCCTGCTCGAATGTCCACGTTCGGTTATTCTGATTACGAGGCTGGCCGGAAGAACTGTGCCGGAAGAACGGATCACCCTGTCCAGTTGTGTCGTATATTTGTTTCTTACCTGGATCGCCTAAAGTCTCATAGGCTTCGTTTATTTCTTTAAGCTGGGTCTCTAATACAGCTTTCTTCGAATCGTCCGGTTCTTTGTCCGGATGAAACTTACTGGCCAGCTTACGGTAAGCTTTCTTTATATCATCGTCGGATGCGTTTTTAGTAACGCCGAGGACATCATAATAATCCCGCCTGCTCATTTGATGGCAGTTTAGAATCTATAAGTGATTCTGCCCAATGTCAAATCATATGGGCTCATTTCCACCTCGACTACGTCGTCTAGGAGAATTTGAATGTTGTTTTTTCTGATCTTTCCACTGATAATTGCATTCAAGACATGCCCATTCTCTAGCTTCACTTTAAATCGAGCACCGGGACTTGCATCTGTAATTTTGCCCTTAGTAACAATCATGTCTTCTTTATCTTTAGCCAATTTATCAATTCCTATAATCAAGTTGAGTATGTCTCAGTAACATTACCTTGTCGTCCCTACTGACGCAAAGATATCTTCCAATGGGTAATACTTGGCAGTTCCCTAGCATGCTCTGTAAAACTTGGGCTTCGTAAGGATTCTGACCTACCCTAAATGCAGATTCACTTAGATAATTTCTGCCTATCACAGTATCGTAGTCGCCTACATCTGCAACTTCGGCAACTATTCTTCTGCCGTTCTGTCTTAGTGTAACAACATTACCATCTATTGTCAAGTTTGATGCTAGGGAATTATTGAAGAATTCGTTAATATCTTTTTGTTTGTCTGCCATTTTGAATTCATCCTTAGGTACATAGTCTGCTGGAGACAATATTAAGTGGTTGTACAGCTCTGGGTCATTTGCAGCAAATGTCCTGTCATCTGAAAAATATGTTTTGACTTCCCAATCTAGCTTTCCTGCTACATTCTTTATATCTTTTAGTAATGCTTGGAACTTGTTTGGAAACGTATCATCTCTCGACATTTCGACGAAGACGAGATAGCGCCCTTCCTCATCTGTATTGGGACTTACTTCAACACCCAAGGTGTCGATAACTCCTCTCTGGATGAATGTGTTTAGGTCATCGGCCGGGGCTTGATCTTCTAGATAGAAAGCCACAACAATGACATCTGCGTCGTCACCCGCTTTTGGCTCAAACTCATCAATAGATACTTTCGGCAAGATGGTACCTGCTAGATCGCCATTCTTTAAGCTCATACTTCTTCCTCTCCAGTTGGCTGCTCGTCCATGCCGGACTCCATTCCCATATCTTCGGGTGCAGCCATTTCTTCCGGCGCTTCAGTCTCATACGCCTGTGCTAATTCTGCATTAGTATCTTGTATATCTTGTTGAATGATATCGTCTAGTGTCTCCAGACCACGATTAATATATTTGATAGGTAGGTCAATTGTGACAAGCCATATGTCTACCTCTTTCATTTTGGCTTTCTTTGATTCCGGATCTACCCAATCCTGTGGACCCCTGACCTTCACAGGATGTTTGAACACCCCTTTCTTAAATCCTACATTAGCTCCCAATTTTGTCAATCTCAGCCCAGCTTCCGGATCAGGCATCATGTTGTATGGATACATCCACACAGTTTTATACCAGTAACGGCTTATAGTGGGGCCTTCGACAAGCTCTCCGAGAATCCAATTCTTATATGCAAACATCTCAGCATTGTCCAGAGTCCTCTCGAACTCGAGCAATGTGTCTAGAATAGTATCACCCTTTGATATTCCAACTAGAGTTTGTTTAATTTTGTCTAAGTCAGTGGTCATTTTTGTCCTCTTTCTATTATTTATCATAACAATGACAGATGTGTAAAGATTTAAAATGTGGGGCATTCGGTGACTTCTATCCAAAAAAGACATAAATATCACTGTATGAACAGTACCCTCGATGAAATGATCGAAGCAGCATTAGGACAGTCCTTGTCCAGTGGAAAAACTACACCAAAAAAATCAAACATAAGGAGCATACCCTTGAGCAAAAATAGAAAAATGGCAGCGAAGGCCTCGCCACACACTCGTCCGGCACGCGAAGACCAAACTAGCAATGTTGTTAAGTTGGGCAATAGAAACTATAAACGAGTTGAGATTGTGCCGCGCAACACAGCCCAAGAGGAATACGTAGACGCATTGATGCAAAAAAGAATGGTATTTGCCATTGGCCCTGCAGGCACAGGCAAAACATTACTAGCAGTGCTAAGAGCCATTAAGGCACTGAGAGAGCAAGATATAACGAAAATCATTATAACTCGCCCGGCCGTAAGTGTCGATGAGAAGCATGGATTTTTACCGGGGGATTTGAATGCAAAAATGGAGCCATGGACAAGACCTATATTTGATGTTTTCGAGGAATATTATGGATTACTAGAAACAAAACGAATGCTGGAGGAAGGAACAATTGAAATTGCACCACTCGGCTTCATGCGAGGCAGAACTTTTAAACACTCATACATCATTGCAGATGAAATGCAAAACGCCACCCCTGATCAAACCAAGATGCTTTTAACTAGAATAGGTGAAGGTAGTAGCATGATCTTAACTGGCGACCTGAGGCAGCATGATCGAGGATTTGAGAAGAACGGCCTAAAGGATTTCCTAGAGCGCCTTTCTGTACATAATAAAACTACAATGGCAGTTTGCACATTCAGACGTGAACACATTGAAAGAGACCCTCTGGTCTCGGATGTCCTCGAAGTATACGGGGAAGACTAAAATGGGCCCTTCGGGGCCCATTTTTATTGCTTACTTAATTCTTCTATTGCTGCTCGGTTATCTTTGACCGCCTGCTCGATCTGTTCTTTGAAGGCATTATATTCATCCCTCTTCATGTATCTCATGTCAGTAAAGTAAAAGCTGCCTATAGTCACACAAACAGTTATGATTGTGCCTAATGTAATTTTCCATGGGTTTTGTTTGACAATCTCTATAGCTCTGTTCATTGTTTCTCCGAAATGGCTTTCTTTTGAATTATTTCATCTAGCTGTCTTTTGTATCTAGCCGCCTGGGCTGCTTCTAGCGGAGAGAGTCTACGATCTGCGCTTTGCTCTCGTTTAAAGTCATATTCAAACAATTTGTCTTCGAGCATTTGTTGCCGAATAGTAAGTGCAGTTTCTACGACCAGGCGCTGAACTTGTGCTTTATCTTTTATTACGTCCGCTGCATGTGCGTACCTGGAGTCTAGCGCAAATAGCGCACCGATCAGGGCAATTATTGTCCCGACCGAGCCCCAGAGTATCTTAATGCTGTTTTCTTTTGTTGGCATTTGCATATTGTATTCCCCTAATGCAATATTTATCTAAATGCCATATTCGTTCTGTACTAGGTTATAGATAGTCTCCCAAGGGCACCCGGGGCCGACAATCGGAAAGTGATCTGTGTCATATTTGGAATTATGGCCGTGCTGCACGAGTATAGACTTCAACCCAAGTTTATGACCAGCTTCAGAATTTTCAATATGATCTTCGATCCAGAACAGGCCAGAATTCTCCCAAGACTTCAAAACACTATCCTTGGGCTCTCCAAGGCCTATGCAAATTACTTCTAGGAAAATATCTCCAAATAGATTTTTCAGATTCTCCATTCTGTAAACTCTAGCATCCGGTAGGGAACTGAGGCTTGTGATAACAACAAATCTAAATCCTTCCTCTGCTAGTGCCTTGACGTACTTCACAGAGTCCATGTAGGCAGGTAGTGTAGCAATGAAAGGGCTATGATTGTAATCAGTTATGCACTTGAGGGCTACGTCAGACGTCACCCCGTACCTGTCCTCGATCCGGTAGTATTGATCACCATCCGGGCTCTCTACATGGCCGAGCTCGGCCATGTATTTGATGAACCCAGCATTCCAATTCACCAGAACACCATCGCAGTCTGTTAAGATTATTTTCTGTTTAGTCATACGTCAAATACTGTCTTGGCCCTAACGTTTCCGAATTTATCGACAAACACCTCCGCACTATTATCTAGACGGGCCTGATCGACTCCATACGCCATATCCAATTGGGTCATTTGTTCTTTATACTTTGTTCTTACATATTCTTCAAACTTTTCATAATCATCCATGCCATATCTGGATCCTGTAATCATTTTTCGATTGATGTAATCACCAATGGCACTAGATGTTGATGTGTGTTTGTTTCGGATTGTGCTCACAAATTCAACTTTCTCATGAACGTCCCATTCTGTCCTGGAGCCCTTCTTTAGAGTGTTCATATGTGAAAGTATAATATAGACAGTTTCTTTTGCCACTTTACATCGCTCCCTTTGAAATCATTTCTAGTTCTATTAGAGTTGCACTCAGATTGATCTCTGGATCAGCACAACTGGTATGCTTTACCAGACCATCTCTGATAGTGAGAATACACTTGCCTTGTTTCTCGTCATCTTCACCCCAAATCTCTAAATTTTGGTACATGAACCTGAAAATGTCTTCATACTCCTCCGGCGTGGCCTGAGTACAAATAACTGTCCTAGCTTCTTTGTATTTGCCTGCTTTGAAAAGAGCAATCATATCTATCTTATAGTCGCTGACGTTTTCACTAGCCTCTGGCAAGTGCAGTTTGCCTTCGTAGGAGTTGGCTTGAATGATGCTAATGCCTCTTCGCAAATCTGGGTATGTAGCCTGTACGAGTGTGTCAATTGTGTCCATCTCAAAATCTACATCTTCTTGCATCAAAATACTGCAAATTCTAAGTGTAAATTCATCTCGATCCAGCTTATCAATGTGCATGCGCCCAGTCTCAGTTCTAGACTGGATTGCGGGGATAATTTTATGCGGGTAGTTACAAGTTAGGATAAATCTGACGGTGGAAGCGTATCTCTCCATTGTGTTTCTAAGGACGGCCTGGGCGTTGATTGATAGGTAGTCCGCTTCATCAAGTAGGATGTATTTAATTTCGCCAAAGCCCATCGTTTCTGCGAACCGCGTAATACTATCGCGAATGAAATCAACTCCGTTATCTTGCGATGCATTGACCTCCTTAATGTCGAAGTCATTTATACCCAACTCGTGCAGTAAAACCTTCGCCAAAGTAGTCTTTCCGGTGCCAGGTGCACCGGACAACAGCATATGCGGAAGTGCGCCTTCTGCAAGCCACTTCTCAATTTGCTTCTTTTGCTTCTGATCCTTAAAGACATAGTCTTTAATACCATTGGGCCTATATTTTTCTGTCCAAAGTTCTTTCATGATTATACTATTCCTTTAGAAAAAGTATAACATACACACAACGAAATGTCAAGCGAACTCAGAGAAGATTGCGGTCTCCGGATCAGTGTCTGAAACAAGCATTACGGATGCTGGCCACTCGACACCCCATAGCTGAAGGTCGCCGACCTTCAGCATCCTCGTCCAACGGCCGTTTTCGATCAAGATCCATTGTCCGGGAACAACATCAGTAATATCTTCTCCAACAGAATGTATGCGACCCCATCGTGGACGAATACCCTCGCTCTTTCCGTTATCATCGGGTATAATAATTCCACCAATGATTCTAGACCCACGCTCTAAGTCAGTAACTAGGACCTTTCCTTTAAGTGCTTTTACTATCATTATCATCCTCTATTATGATGTCGCCAGATTCTAATTCAACTTCTTTTGTTTTCGACGCTGCCTTTTTCTCTTCGGGAACAGCCTTCACCTTTTTCGGAGCTTCCAATGCTGCTGGCTCCGACGGCATCTTACCCTTTAGCCCTGTCTTGACTACCGCAGTCTTTACTCGATGATTTTCTCTTGCAATTTGGTCGGCTGTCTTGGTTATTTTTCCGCCTCTGATTTGGTCGCCACGGGCGTTCACTGGCATATTACCAATTGCAGTCGTTTTTTCATTTTCCCGGCGCATAGAATCCATATCCATGGTAACGCCTCTAAATGTTACATGTCTGCTCATATTCTTTATCCTTGTTTTGCTTCCTTGCGTGCATTCTTTTCTAGAGTAATTTCGTTTCGACGAGCTTTAATCAGCTTTGCCATCTCACCTAATGCCTTGCGAGCGCGGGTACCGGCTGCGGCATTGCCTTTATTGAATTTTTCATTCTCTTCCAGAAATGAATTGTATTCTGCTTGTAGTTGTTCAGTTGTCATGCTTTATTCCTTTGTTGTTAAAATTCTACAGGACTATTTCAAATAGTCCTTTATATCAAATCCGTATTTCAGGGAGTCTACTCTATGGACGCCTATTAAAAACAGAATATAAGAAGAGACGCTAGACCCTCGGCCGACACCCCAAATATATCCCTTCTCCCTCATGTAATCGACTAGGAAAATGAAGAGTCTAAGCAACATCAGGAGTTCTCTTTCCTCGAATAGCTTATATTCTTCGTCTACCCTATCTATCTCGACCTGTGTTTTACATTTATCTAATAACCACTGCTTAACGTTAATTTGTTGATAGACAATAGGGAAAACCCATTCATCTGCTCGTTGTTGGTGAAACTCGTCGAATGTAAGTTTCTCCTCAGGGGCGTCTAGAAAAGTGATTGTATCTGGTATCAGTCCAGATTGGTATTTTTGAAATAAATCAATCTCCTCATCGAAGATGACATTCAAATGGCTTATGTTTTTCCCCTGTAACAAGAGTTCCCTAAGATTGTCACTTGACAGTATGGCCTGACCATACATATTTATTTTCATTCTTCTACTTTCTTTGGTTTCCATTTTTCTACTTGGACTATCTTTGCCGGTTCCCTGACTATGCCAATCTTGCTATCGGTCATCTCCAGGATAACTTTGTTAAATTCGTCTAAGGGATCAACAATTTCTTTAAATATTTCTTCTGCCAATGCATCCGAATCTTCGGGCATTATGAACTCGAAGCAAAATCCATCATTCCTGGTCCACCATGCCTGCTTATCTCTTGCAATTCCGCTCAGACAATAATCGGCAGTAAGCTCGGGAAGTTCATATGAGCCACCTTGAACATCAAACGTGTACTGTAATGCAGTATCGCTACCTCTTAGTGTCATTTCGCTAATGATTAGGTCATCACCTGCTATTTTGGATAGCTTTGAATGCAAAAGTTGAATTATAAGATCATCTGAAGGATTTCCAGGACAGAACATTGCGATGTTTGATAGTAAGTTTGCAATATAAAGATCATCCTCATTACTTGCATCTATTGCTATGACATGTGGCAAGTTTGCATCCAACCAAAAGTATAGTCTTTGATATGCAATGCTTGCATTGCGTTCTTTTTCAACTCGCTGTTTATCGCCATTATGACTTGCGGCCACAAGATTTATAGACAAATACCAATCCACCGAAGTTAATGTCGTATCTTGGATTCTGACCCCGGTAAACTCGAAGTCTAATGTCATATAATTTCTGACAAAAGTTTTTCCTATCTTTATCATTCTTCGTCCTCGAGGGTACCTAGTTCGATTGGTGATGTATCGGTTGGATTTTTCTTATTGTACTCGCTATCCATTGTTTTTTGCATTCGGTCATGCCGTTCATTCTCAAGAGATTGAATAACCTCTTGAATGCTCATGACTGTCGGGGTATGACCGAGGGAGTTTTGGGCATTCATAAATGAATATGCCCTGCCGAGCCTCTCGATAATTTCTTCATCACTTAATTTGCTTACGTCTAAGAATGGGTGCATATTTGTCCTCTCGTTTATATTTATACGAGTGCAGCACCAGCAAGGAAAAAGCTGATTATTCTTCTTCGAACTCGTGTATTGTAAATAGGAGTCTCGACGGCCAGATCTTCACACGAGTGACTTGCGATTTTGCAGATAGCATAAAGCTAAGAGCATCTTCTGAACTCTGAAAACAGAGATAGCCAGCAAGCCTGGTTAGTGCAAGTTTATAGGCTGCGCCTGTATGGACTGCATTCGCCTTATTGAAAATAGGAAACATAGTCACATCAGGGCCAGTTTCATAACCGTAAGTTTCCCTATCGAGGATGGTGGACCCCCAAGTGGCCGAGGCGGTCTTAATAACCCGTCTGCATTCTTTTCCATAATCTATAAAGGCGCTGCTGGACGACGCGTCGTCCGGGTATGTGACCCTAACTACTGCCCCAACTGGGAAAAATATCTTTGAAGATGTGTGTATCTTCTTTGGCATTAGATATATTGATGGTGCAATCTATGGAAGTTGGTCAGGTCATCCTTTTCCGAAAATCGAATAGAGACATATTGCCCCATGTCTATTTCAGTGTATAAGCCCTTAACATTACCGAAACCCTTTTCGATTTCAGCGAGCCGTCGATAGAAGGTGGCGGGATGAAGCTTCACCGATAGCCAGTCTGAAGTCATCCTATCGAGTCTTACCGGATCCCCAATAATACATTTTCCTAGTTGCTTCATTCTATTTCCTAAGTAAGCGGAGCCATTTCTCGTAAATCAAAACCCTAAGTGCCGTATTAGTCACGTCGTCATAGACGCCAAACATATTCTTTTGCTTATTCATGGAGACACGGTGGGCTCTGCCGCCCACCGTTGACAGATCAATAGCGATGTCTCCTTGCAAGACATCAACAACCTCGTCATCTTCGTCCGGCCATGTCATACTCTCAATGAACGACATGTGTAACACGGATCGTTCATTGATGTATAGATAGTCCGAAGAAAAAGCCGACATTAAATCAGGCTGAGGTACAGCGCAGCAGACTCATCGAAGTCTTCCTTGAAGATGTAGACTTTCGGATTGACTGGCTTGCCCGCCTTCAGGGACTTGAGCACTCGGCCCTCCATGGTCCACTGGTCCTGTCCTTTGCCGACGTTAGAATTCAGCCAGTTCACGATCTTATAGAACTGGTCACGATCGCGGATCGAAACACGGAAGCTATGGGCTGCGTTCTTTTCCTTCATATTCTCGGGGATCGCTTCGGGGGTAGTTTGCTTGGCCATATTACACTCTTTCAAAAGTTAGGGAGTTGATTATTTATTTCACTAGATTAGACTTAACACGTCAAGTGGTGCTGATCAATAAATTTTATCTTGACCACACATGGTACATCTATAGATGGACTCGTCGGCATAGCTTGCAACATAAACCCACCTTTGGTTATGAGGGCACTTTCCCTGTAACACCAACAAAATTTGTTCCTCTTCCGTCGGCTGCAGATAGTCGTATGTTTTAGTCGGGTCTTCCTGGGACAATCTTTACTCCAGCTTCTTCTAGCATTTCCACGGCCACGCGCATATCGTCTTGCCATCTTTCTGGCATTTTTTCTGCTATGTTATCTTCGTCCACTACCAATGTTTTAATGCCTCGTTGAATGATCGATTGGGCACAGTTGGTACACGGAGAGAATGTAACAAACATGACACAGTCGGATAGATCGGCTTTGGATGCTAGATCCATTGCGTTACGCTCGGCATGTGCCATCCATTTGTATTTATATGGCCTAACATGGCGTTCTGGAACATCGTCATCAATCCCCATCGGCATACCATTGAAACCCCAGGAGACCGGTCGGCCGTCATTAGTAGTTATGACAGCACCGACTTTGGTAGACCCATCTTTGGACCAGGATGCTATATCCTTTGCCATCTTTAAAAGACGGCCAGCCCACTTTCCGTTTGTTATATCCATTCTGTTATATTCTGCGGCGTTATCTGGACAATTTTTCAATTGTGATAATTTGGCTTATTTCTTCACCTAAATTCTGCCCATCAGGTATGACATATAGTGATGATGTATACCTGTCCTTTATTGGCTCATATTGGTTGCAATAAACAACCGTGCCACCGTTAGCTCGGTAAACAGTAAAATTCATTGCATTTGGAAAATCTGGTCGGCCTGCCGCCAGCCCAGGGGGCCCGACTGGCACACTCGATTGGCTGAGCATTGATCTCGGTACCGTTTCCTTTAAGCCCATGTCGTAGGAGCTCGAATTAAGATTGGGCTCGTTGATTGCCCACTCAAATACGCGCCTAATTGATCTTTTTACAATTCCCATTATATATCATTGTCCTTTCTGTTCTCAGAGTACCATGCATCAAATTGACCGCCTGGAAAACGACTCTCCAGTTTATTTACATTCTCTGCAACAACTTCGTTCGGGTCCAACCCCAGAGCCATACATGCTTGTACCCAGTACCAAATGATATCACCTAACTCCCGCTTCATATGGAATACATTTTCAGCACTGTACTCTTTGCCCTGGAAGATGATCTTCTTCACAATCTCATCGAACTCTCCTCCCTCGCTTGCAAGGCCGATGCCAGCAGTCAACAGTCTGGGTACATTAGCCCCGGCGTCCTGTAGTTTCCTCATGCGTGCAATCAGCACTTCTAGGTCTTTACTGGGGTCACTAGTAACGCCATCTACAAATTCTGAATACTTGTTTAAATCAATTTTCTTTGTCATTTTTGTCCTCAATTATAAGTTTCGTTTTTAACTTGTTTTGTTATCCTGTAATATGTAGTAAAATCATCAAATGTGTAAACGTTCCCCTGATTTCTAAAAAATGGCCGCTTGGTTGATAGTTTGAAGTTAGGACTATCATCGATAAATATTTCAACATCACAGACACCGAACTCTATCACCGGGCCCGTTGAGCTACTAGAGGAGAAGTAGGGATGATTTACAACAAACAGTTTGCCATTACTATCTTCGAGTAGGAGATCTCCTATAGTGGAATCTTCCATTGAGTCCAAATATATCTCCATTGCCGTATCTTTATCAACAGGGCATCGTGAAAAAGTTACATCCTTAACTGCTGCACATGACACAAATCTAATTCTATTCTTATAAAATCTGCAATGGACTATGTCCGAACTGTCAGTGAAGTATGTAGTTTTGTTAATTTCTGAGTTAACAAAGTTTACAGAATCTATCCTTGACATCGGGCTCTGGGTCTTCTTAACAATCTTCAGAATCTTCACATTTGTCTGATAATGATAAATTCCGGGGGATACTCTAACTACCTGCCTCCGTAAATATTTATGAGCGGTGATCATTTTATCTCCAGAGGATGATGAATGGTCAGACGCGCCGGTGTACAGCGACATCACACCCATATATGTGCCAGTCAGCCCATTCTGTAAAAACACCTCATCACCTATCTGCACATCTTTTATGTCAATTTTGTTCTCGATGAGTTCTGTGTTTTCTAATATTGTCTGATACTCGGGAGAGTTGACTGGCATAAGTGTCATTGAGGTTTGGCTGTTATTCCTCACCCACAAACATCTCTCCTGTATGAGTCCTTCTGTAATTCCTGAAATTGTCAGGATATCTTCCAGATTATCGTTTGTTATTCTGCACAAAAATCCCCGCGGGTCAATTACCAGCCAAGTCTGATCGGCCGACCCGTATCTTTTTCTATTCACTTTATAAAGTGTAAATCCCGGCAATGGCACATTATCGTGCTCATAGAGAATATCGTATTTTTCTGTTGATTTTTTTATTTTTCTTTGTTCATTAGCAGAATCGCCCATTGGTATTATTTCTGCTTCCATTAATGGCAGTGAATTAGAAGTTCCTATGTATTTCCCTACGAAAATCTGTTTAGCAATATTAATCATTTACACCTATTTTCCGTCGTTACTGCATTTAAGCGCCAAAACCAAACTGCATCCTAAACATAGTGGCGTCAGAGCCATCTTCAAATCCAAATTTATTGCCACCGAGCATTGTCCACCTTCCTTCAAGATTCTCTACACACCACATGACAATCCCTTTCTCGGCAATATCGGCATAGGGCATGTTAATGCTTGTAAAGGTCCAAGACTTTTCTTTGTCATATATTAGCTTATTCAATGGCACATACTTATTATGATCCAAAATGTCTCCTACATTATTTTGTATTATATTGTAACTAAATCACAACGCATAAGTCAAGAGTATGCCTATTCATTCCAAAATGGTTTCCAATTTTCTCGAGTATAAGATAGTCTGTTTGCAATTATATACATTGATATTGGATTGTGGCCCAGGCCTAGATGACTGGCACCGGGTATTTCAATATTCTCAGATATAGGGGACGCATCTTCGATAGAGCACTCCCAATCAACGACACCGTCTGTCTTGCTGTATATCGAGGTAAAAGGTACAGGCGGGGGATCGCTTAAATGCTTGATTAATGAAGGATCTTTATGGCTCTTGTCCTTGCTTAATAGCTCGTATAGTAGTGTTGCATTAGTCCGAGTGGATATCTCCCCTTTAAAGGGTGTGCCCAGAGTTATCACTTGTCTAATCAAGTTTGGACACTTCTTTGCAACTTCCCTTGCGTATATTCCGCCAAGTGACCAGCCGATTATACTAACTTGTTTGCCACCAGAACTGTTATAAAGATCATCTACCCTGATTGCTATTTTATTTAGTAGGTTGTCCAATCCGCCTCTCGGGCCAAGATTCCTGCCAAGCCCCCAACTGTGAGTTTCATATCCACAGCCATTTAAGAACTTTCTAACATAGTGTGTTGAGCCATCAGCAGTGCCTAATCCGGGTATAACCATTACTGAATGGCCATCACCTGACGGGGAAAGATACTGCAAGGGTGTATTAAGCACCCATCCTAGCCCATACTCATACATTGACCTAAAGGCTTCTGTGCTCAGAAGCAACTTAGACGGGACGCCCATTTTTTTAATTCCTTTTAGAACCCTACGCTCGACCCACAGCCGCATTTTGATGTGGCGTTGGGGTTGTTAAATACGAAGGATTCACCCATCATATCTTTCTTGTAATCAATCTCGGCATCCTCCAAGTACATACTACTCATTGCATCAACAACAAGTTTATATTCTTCACCCAGATTATACTCGAAGTCATCTTCATTCTGTACATCTTCCAATGTGATGAAATATGTAAATCCTGTACATCCTCCGCCTTGTAGGCCAAATCGAATCATTTTGGCCGTCTCCCCTTGCAAGATATCAATAATTTTCTCTTTAGCCTTTTCTGTAATTTTTATCATGTCCTGTTATTCACTATTTGATCTGCTAGTCCAAATTCGACAGCCTGTGGTGCAGTCAACCACTTGTCCCTGTCCAACATCGGGACAAAATCATCATAAGTCTTGCCCCTGCTATTATGTTTTACATAGAGTTCAGTTAACTCTTTCTTAATACGAATGCCTTCCTGCAGATCAATCTCCATATCAGACACTTTGCCTTGAGATCCCGAAGATGGTTGATGGATCATAGTCATAGCGTGAGGCAAGATGTATCGATGGCCCGGTTCCCCTGCTTGCGCAATAAATGACCCCATGCTTGCTGCCCAACCAGTGACATATGTGTGGACAGGACATTTTATGTATTGCATTACGTCATAAACTGCGAGGCCATCATACACAGAGCCACCGGGCGACTTAATGTACATACTTATCGGCTTTTCTGGACTTTCTGCTTCTAAGAATAGCAACTGAGCAACAACAATTTCAGTCATAGTCTCGTTAACTTCGCCGCTGAAGAAAATAACCCGCTCTTTCATTAAGCGAGAGTAAAGGTCATATGCCCTTTCACCGCGTGCATTCTGTTCCACGACCATCGGTACTAAATTAGCTTGCATCATATTTCCTTAAATAATTTTAGTTGATATTCCCAGCTTCAAAGACTCATCGGCTGTGAGATTCTGATCAGCATTTACTGATCTCCTCTCTAAAAACCTTTTATCAGTCAACTTAGCTCTTTCTTTATATATAATGTCGGTATAGTTTTCTATATCCAACAGTCTTTCTTGAGCTTTACGCAACTGTCCTTGAATAGTATACACTTCTGACAGGGTCAAAGTCAAATCTGTATGATTAAGGCTATATGATTTTAAGAAACTATACATTCCCCATAATGTCCAACTTGTCGGGTGTATCATAAATTGAGTAGAATGATTAGCTATTCTTTCATCAGCAGCTAAAAATATAAGAACTGCTGAACTCATGCACTTTTTGCCGGCTATTGCAGTAGTCCTGTGCCGATAATTTTCTAGTATATCATATATGAACTTTGCAGGGTCTGGGTCTCCACCATCAGAATCTAGAGTTATAACTAACGCTAAGTTTGGGTCTGCATCAAGTGCCAATATGGCTGCCTGAATCAGATTAATGTGTGAGCTGTTTATACTTCCACTGATAGTTACGGAGTATTGCATGTGTCCTCGTTTAAATATGTATTTACTTCTTTCAGCAGATAAAATTGATAAATATATGTATGAATATAAAAGATATCTTAAACGAAAGTGCTACAGACATGGTTGCTCGATTTTACAAAGAAGCAAGCCAAGAATCAGACAGATTCTATAACTCGGAAGATGTCAAATATAAAGAAAAGAATGACAAGTATTATGATGAACACTTCAAAGAGTGGTTTAAGGAAGGCATAGTTCCTATATTTACAAAGCCAGTGGATAAACCTCAGCCGGAGTATACAAATCACCCAAAATCCGGTAAGTTGCAATCCCCGGGATATAGAGGGCTCCAATATGCACTTGCTGCGGCTGGATTACCTTATAATCATGATGTTCAAAACTATAAGCAAGATCCATATAGGCTTTTTGCATCAGAGACTATGGACGGCACCAGAGATAATAACGGTCAATAGCCTTGTAATTTCTTAATTACTATTTTTTCTAATTGTTCTTCTGTAAACTGAAAAACTTGCAGACCCAATCTCGTTAACTCTTTAGGAAGAGTCTGAAATAATTGGTCAATATCAGCTTCTGACTTCCTGATCGCAGGCATACTTGCCCTTATCCATGCCTTAAGAATATAAACATTCGAACCGGTTCTATTACATAGAACCCTGGCTCTATCCTGAGTCATTATCCCGAACACTCAATACCCCTTCAATTTATTAATTAGAAATACTTCTAATTCTTCTTCCGAAAATTCATGAACTACAAGTGCATAGTCCTCCATATCTAAAATCATCTCTTGTAACAAGACATCTATGTCAATCTGGCCAGACTTTAGAATAGGCCTGGACGCCATATGAATGGGCATAAAAATATAATGTCCTAATCTGTTAGTACACAACACAGACTTATTCAATCTTATACCATACATTAGTCGATACCGAGCGCCTTATGGATACTCATGGCAAGATCTGGATCATAGGAGTCCGATTCTTCATCAAACCAATCTGTGCTACGCATCGCCCATTGCCAGTATGAATGGGGGACATCACTCATCTTTTCATTTTTATGTTTACCAAAGGGCATCCGTTCATAAATGACGGGGGCAGCCGCCCATGCTGCGATCTGAGGACCATATGGCATGTCTGTTTCTAGTAGCCCCATTTCCTCCATGTAGTCAACAAATGTCTCTAGGAGTCTACCAGTCATATAAGAGTCATTTCCTGCACGGTGACAATGCATTTCGATAGGAACATCAAGCTCTAGTGCAAATCTCAAATATGGCAAGCCGGTTTCTGTGATTGTTTCTACGCCGTTGAATAGCTTTTTAGCCATTCTCCATGTGCATATCCAACTATGCTTGTCCATATTGATGCCATGATTCTCTAATACACGCATATCATAGAAGTTATTGTGGGCAACCAGGTATCCACTGCTGTATCCATCAACTACAGCCTGAAAAGTCTCGCTGGAGTCAACAAACGGCACCTTGTCAGCTACCATTGCATTTATAATATAGCAAATGGATTCTATCTTTGGTGGGATTGGCCCAGATTTGGGCTTGTGCAATTCTTGGAAAATCGTCCAGTCATTATTTTCTCTAATAACAAACCCAGACTCAATGATTTCTGCTATTTTATATTGATCAGATGTAGTCTCAGTGTCAAGGACTAAACACTGCTGTAAAAATTCTTCTTTTCTAGTCATATGAAACTCTCCAGTATTTTATAGTATAGCACCTATAAACTGAAGAGTCAACGATTCTTCGGGGCTTTCTTTTGTTTTTCAATAGAAATGTGTTTTACGGGATTGAACAGGTCCTGTATTATCTTCCTATTGACGGGGTCGACGACTTTATGCATGAACTTGCCGACCATCGCCTGGGTGCCGCCCTTAACTATGTCCGATACTTTCACTTAATATTCGGCTGTCCTAAGGGATTGTCTTATCGAGGTCGCGACTTCGTGAACTAATGCGTCTGTTGATACTTGACCTTCATAATGCGTGACACTCATTATAGCGTTGCCAATTGCATGCTGACTTGCCTTCTCTAGGAGGTCCGGATATTGATCTTCTAAGGCATTATAGATTTCATCAGCAAATGCAGAGCCGTCGTCATTTTCTTTGACGCCATAAGCCTTTTTTATCTCGTTATTAAACTGCTTATTTGTAGCTTTAACAATTCCAGAAAACCTCTTATTGGCTCGCTCCGTGTTCCCGGACTTATCTGCTGCCGATGCATCTTTACCGGCAGCAGATTTATAGTCGGCCAACTTCTTAGTCGATATCTCGTCTAATCTCACCTGCCGTATCCCTTCATGTTTCCAAGACTAGCGAAACGCTTCATCCAAGATAGCACTTCCGGGTCAGCACCTTCTTCAACCGACTCTGCTGCCTTCTTGTGAACAACACCCTTTTCAGTCTTTGTTACAGTTCCGCCCTTGTGGGTCTTAGTCTGAGTTCCGACTTTTTCACCCTTTGGTTTTTCTTCCTTGCTGGCAAGATCTTCCCACGGGTTCTTTTCTTCGTCAACTTTTTCTTTCTTGTCCTTAGCAGCCTTTTTCATAGACTCTTTTTCGTCGCCGTCGCTGTCTATGTCAGCAAAATCAGGCTTTGCTTTCTTTTTCTCAAGAACAGGAGCAACCGATTCTTTAAGCATGTCATATTTTTTCAATGAAGCCATCATTGCGGCTACGTCTTTATCTACATTTTCCATCATTCTTTCTCCAATTTGTGTTGAGGTAAAGTCTTTACCGGTAACTTCTCTATATGTATTCTTAAGTTGGCTAGGGTTCATGCCGGCTAAATCCTGTTCAGAATAGATTTTATCCGACTTCCCTACTCCGTTGTCCTGTGCATTCTTAATAATTGAAATCATGTCTAATGCTTCTTCCGGATCGATGCTTTCCATATCGTCATAGGCTTGCCTGACTGCCATCGGATCTGCATCATAGTCGGGTTCTTCGATGTCACCGAACTCGGAAGGTTGTGGATCATACCACCCCTCTTCCATATCTGTCACATCTTCTCCGCCAAAATTTGCTTGAGAATATCGTCCGGCCTTGCCATAGTCTTTCGGGTCAGCACCATCAGGCAGCTCTTCAGCTAAATTGTCATCACCGTATGTCATTGGGGAATCTTTCCCTGCTGACCCGGCCGGCACAAATTTTTGTACGATATTTCCTAGCTTTACGCCCTTGCCGCTGCTTGGTTTCTCGGAAAATGTCATCTCGGTGTCATCTTCTTCTACCGGTGGTGCATATGCGACTCCACCTGCTCCCATTCCACCGGTTGAGCTGTCCTTTAATTCCATATCAACAACTTCAAATCCCGTGCCATCGCCGAATTCATCGTCGACAACTTCTTCTTCGTGACCGCCAAGGTGTGTGGACCCACATGCAGGGCAAACTTCTACTTCAACATTTGTGTCTGGAAAGCAAGATGGGCAATCCCAGCTTCCGCAACCGCATTCGTTAGTAGTCTGCTGATCTGACGGTTGCTGTTGTCTTTGCTGCTGTAGCTGCTTCTGATAATCTTCATCATCTTCCAAGTCTGGCTCGCTCAATATTATACCTTCTGATTGCAATGCCTCTTCTACTGCACCCATCCATTTTGAAAACTCATCTCTATGACCCATTGCTGGCTCCTGTTTTGATACACTTTGTTCATCTGACATATGTACATTATCTGACCCAAATGACATTGGCGATAAATTTCCGTCATTATCCATATCGTCGAAATTGTCCTTAGCATCCTGCTCCAACACAGAAGCAACATTTTCGACCGGTACCACTATTTGCTTACCGTCGAATAAAACTATGCAATCTTCGCCGGTAGTGCCGTATCCCACAAACACACCAAACCCTGGACCGATAACGCTTCCGTAGACATCTGCTATTTTTATCATGTCACCAGGCCTAAACTCTGGCTTATCATTCTGTGTTCCCGGAGTTTCACCTTGAACAGACATATGGAACCAATCGTTTCCAGTATCAGTATCACGATTTGGGACTGCAAATTCGTCCTTTGCAAATTCCTTAGCAATGCCCTTTATGTCTATCATAGCACCTGACTCTGTAAACTCCATAAATCTTCCCACGCCGCCGCCGCACGACGCGCTTATAATCACAGTGTCGTCTCTCTTCAGAGAAGACTCATCATTAGTATCGGGCTCTGATATTATGGGAGGAACACTCTCCATAATTTTTAGCCATTTTCTTATATGTGACATTAGATCCCCGTTATTCAATTATACTTATTTATCTACTGAGCCGGAGTTTTAGTCAAAAAGAAAGGAGCACAATGGCTCCTTATCTTTGCATGTGTTATTTCAGTTTATTAGGCGTAAAAACACCCTTGGTTCTCCAATGAGATGTAGTTTGCACATGCCCCTTTCTAACATACTTGGCAACACTAGTTCCGAAATCCGCATACTTAAAACTATCGGCAATTCGGACCACATAACCCTCGTCGTTGATCGGATCTAATTCATTCTCCAGGAGTCGTATGGTATTTTGATTATATACACCATCATACATCACTTGGACGGGACTAATACCGAGCAAACTAAAATATTGTACAGTATCATCCCAACTTAAACATACATTCTCATCATTCCATATGGAAAATCCAAGAAAGTAAGAGGGCAAGTCGCTATAGTGTATAGAGTGTTCTGCCCATAAATTCTCACCACAAACGCGCCAATCTTTCGGTATATCATAGGAGATTGTTGACCAGAATCGCTTAACCCAATCTCTGTCGACACCGCCGACAGAATCCAAACTGCGAGCATGGATGTGATCTGAATACATGGTTGTATTCTCGCCGTCCATCTTTTTACTTACGATAACTCTTCTTCCGATAAAGATGGAAACATCTTTCAGAACTCTATCGTCATCAGTGAACCCTGGGCTCCATGGCAGGTGGAATGTTCTGGGGTATTTAGTGTGCATGGTATTCTCCCGGTGGCCCGGGCCACCATTATTTACAAATTGCTATGATTTCTTCGGCAGTTTTTTCTGTCTTACCTAGTTCTATACGGCATTGCCCCTTTTGATATTCAGTGACCGCAATGGAGCCGGCCATGACAATGAAGAATACTGCCGCAGCTATATAATACCATTTTGTCATTTTATGTCCTCTGAAGAGTTTGCAACAGACTTATCAAATCTGCGTTCGAGAAATCTAGGGAGAAAGAGGCTGTCAACATCTTCACGACCCTTTCCTTGACTCTTAATTCTTTCATTATACAGAACTGCAACAATACTACCAATCCAACTTTCGATATCTCTGGTAATTTCATCTCGAAGATCGTCGGGAAATCCACTTATTGATGTTACAACTTTTCTGTCAGAAGAGGCAACAATTAAACTCCCGACTTTGCCCTCGAACTTTCCAGTTCCCGGATTCCATCCGATGACTTCCATATCAGCATCCTTCTCTGCCTTAAACTTCACAAGATGCTTGCTTCGATTATCTTCCCACAGTCCTACAAAGTTCTTAAGAATGGTTCCTTCCTCGCCTTCCGACAACATTTCTTCGAAATGAGCCTGGGCCTCATCTAAGTTGACAACCACCCGGCAAGGAATGGCCCAATATTTTAAAGTCAACCCCTTAAGCTTTGCTGCAAGAGCATCAGCACCCTTAGGTTGCAATTTTTCAATAATACGACTAAGCGTTATATATCTATCTCGGTAAGTGAGGGAGGACTTACCTGCCTTGAACTCGTCAGCTGGTATGATGTCCCACAGTTGGGCACGGACCATCTTGGCTTCTTCAATGGATATAGTTCCCTTGATGGCTTTATTGATAATACCATTTCCAACTTTACGGGAGAGTAGTTTACCGTTTTCATCCACTACCACGAGTTCACCGTCGAACACCACAGCAGCGCCTGCCTCTTTACCAAGTTCGATGAACTCGGCGTCCATTTCCCCTAATAGGTCAATTGCACGACCGGAACGACCACAGATTGAAATCTTACTTCCATCAACATGGAAGTTTACCCTCAAACCATCAGCTTTGAGCTGGCTATATGCAGGGTATGTGATGTTTTTGATATTCTTCGAGTCGTATGCTCTTGCAAGCAAACACGGATACGTCGGTATATGGCCTTCTACAACCGCATTGACGATACCATCTGCCATGCCACAACGAAGATCCTTGCCGATAACCCTACTAACAACAGTAGCATCATCAATGGAAACGTTAGAAAGAATATTGCGTAGATGCTCAATACCTGCGTGCCCTGTGAGTTGGCGGCTCGAAAGCTTTTCAAGTTCAACCAATGCCCAGTCGAGGGGCTTTCCACCTTTAGGGTCATAGTCGGGGATTTTCCTAATATAAAAATTGACATACGGGTCCAATGCAAGCCCCACAACCTTCATAAATAGCGCATTGTCCTTGTGCTTATTTATCAACGCCAATTTGTGACTGCGCTTTGTGTCTGAACCAATTTCTTGTAAAATATCTAGGATATTCATGTGTGCCCTTAATCTATGTCACTATTATAGCTTGGACCCAGTAAATGTCAACCGGAGTCACATCCAATCTAAATATTACTAAATTCTGGTACCCCATGATGGAACACTTCAAACCACCGTCCGTTCGATTATCAATTCGACTGCTCTTTATAGTGTAACATAGGAAAACATGGAGCCGGTGGCGCCACCTTATATCCAGTGGTTATCCGTTTTTCTGAGCTAATGAGGCAGTTCTATTTTACTAGATTTACTCTAGATCTGCAAGATGCTCCAGAATCACTGTGTCATAATTATGTTTGACTGCGAACTCGATAATGTCGGATAAAATTATGTCCTCATCGCTTGTGGAATACCATAGTATCCTTGAGGGGTCTATAGAATCAAACCCAGTTAAAACCTCAATCGACTTCTCTAAGTATGTGGAATAAGAACCGAATGTCTCAGGCACATACTCACCTAATGCAGCATCTAAGATTTCAGTCTGAGGTATAATCTGTATTGTTTTGACTATTTTTCCATTTTGGTCAGAAATAGTATATTCTGTGCCCAACGATTCTATATTTGTTGCTTTGTACATATCTTATATCCTCGAGTTATATTATATTTATGGAAACTGTAGAAATTTTGCCTTATTATCGTAAAATCTCTTTACTCCTATCATCCTAGCAAGAATAGTCCTGTCTATGATGTCTGTTACATATTTCTTAACTTCCATTTCCGCACTTTTATCAAATGTGCCTGTTACACTGATATTAGAGACGTCTATTTTTGTATTTTCACCAGGCACTTGCCCCAAAACAACAGGCAAAAATGTCACCTTAGCACTTTCCTGCAAAATTTCCTTGTAATTTACTGATACAGAGTACACGTCTGATGTGGGCTGGATATACAGTAGAGTGTGGAATCTCCTATTAGCAGAATTGACTACTCCGATTAGTTCTGCGATAGAGTTATGATGCATCACTACTCTGTTTTCATCAATAACGTTCGCGGCGCCTTTACCCATCATTGCATGATTATATATGCCGGCTTCATGTACAGTCACATTTCTATAAATCATCGATGTTGCTGAGATATTACTTTGATAGAATGTAGTTAGATGCAATTTAGCCTGTTGTTGAAGGGTGTAATTCACAACAGAAATTGCTGCACATGAACTTTCAATTTCTTCTACAATTTCTATTTCTATATTCGGTGATATGTCAAAGAATGCGACCGAACCATAACATGTCTCGAAGTCACTCTTGTATTTGATATAAATAGGCTGGTCTATTTCTCCAACTATCTGAAATGTGATATGATTTTGACACATCAAATATGCCAAAGTAGGAAAAATTTCGGGATTATAGTAGCTACGTGGATTAACAAGGAGATTTGGATTTTCTAAAGAGTTAGTTACCAAGACACCCGGGTGATCAAAGAACTCTTTGCTAATATGAATCTCATTTCCCGTTATTGTAGCAACAAGGCCAGTCAGCCCGGGGTCCACAATCATTTGGACTTTGTTGTTTTGAATAAGAAACCGCTGTTCGAAGAGCGAATCGAGACCTGTGTTAGAGTACTTGTCCTGGGCCGCTGCGTAGTTTAGTTCAGGATAATATTTTCCCAAAAAAGATTTTACTGATGTTAAGTTTGGTGTCATTTTATTCTCGTGTTCCAACGAGATATTTATCCTTAAATTTCTTCAAAGGTCGCAACTAGTGGGAAACCATTTGCCCTGGCCAACGAAGCAGTTTCGAGTGCCTTTTCTTCTGCAATTTCTCGGGTATACGGTGCACCGGCAATCCCTTGGCCCTCGACATGAATTTGCTTAGTCAGGAGAATAGCATCATCGACGGATTTGTAGAAAATAGTTGTCAAAACCAATAAGACAAATTGGAATGTAGTTGTGTCATCGTTGTGCAGGATGACTTTGTACATGCTTGGAATCTTAACCTTAATGGTTTCATCAATCTTTTCAATAACTTCGATATCTGGCATAATTTAGTCCCCGGGTGTGAGCTTTATTTTACACAACCCGGGGCAAAAAGTCAATCTTTATTTAATGGCGATTAACTTTGGTTTGGCTTCTTCTGGTGTATTCTTCATGAATGTTACAGAAAGAATGCCGTCTTCGAGCCTTGCGTCAACAATCTCAAAGAATTCAGCAATGCGGAAGCTCTTTGAGAAAGATCTGGATGCAATACCCCTGTATTGATATGCATCAGCATGGTCCTCTGCGTCAACGTCCTTGTCGCCGCGGATGGTTAAAATACCTTCCTTTGTTTCTGCAGTAATTTGATGCTTCTTAAATCCGGCAACTGCAAGCTCGAGAATGAAAATATTCTCTGTGTTCTTTACAATGTTGTGTGGGGGATACCCGGTTGTTGCCTGTGTTTGAAAATCCCTAAATGTGGGACCAAATCCTACAGCAAATGATTCGAGTTGATCAAATAAACGTGAAAAGTCATTTCTAGACATAATATAACTCCTTATAGCAAGTTAAAATGCGGCTTCTACCGCGTTAAAGTGTAAAGCCCCACCATGGGCACCTTACAAATTTATTTATCTCTAGTAGAGAGGTGTATAGTTAAAATTCTTTACCCACATATACCTTTTGATATTGCTTGTGGCTCCACCACCCCAGTTTATGTTGTCAGTTCCCCAGTGATTCATCATAACCCTGGCCGGCAGAGATGGGACTACCCTTGTGTGGGTGCCTATCAAAGCGTCATCCCTGAAGAATTCAATCTTTCCGGGTTGCCAAATAAATTTATATCTATGGAAACCATTGTGCGGCATGAAGTTTGAACAGTCAACTTTAGTATGTTCACTCGGCATAGATTCACCAACCCAACTTGTTATCTGTGTAAAGTGACTTCGATCGTTGCCTTCTACTTCAAAGTCAATTTCTGTATTTGCCGAATCGAAATATATGAAACACCCGGTAACGGAACCACTAATCGGTTGCCCGACAGAATCAATGGAGTCTGCTGTTGAGCTTGCACGCATTTCCCATTCAAACGTACCATAATGAAAGAGATCCTTAGATGCGAGCTCGGCACCGTTTGACACTATTCCGGAATCAGTCGAAGACTGTACCATTGCGAGACGCAAGGCGCCGTCGACAATAGCTACATTACTGGCAAGAAATGACCCCTTGTGCGTCGGAGTTACCCCGGGTGCAGTCCAAGTGGATACAGTCCATTTTTCTGTATCTAATTTTTTGAAATTATCAACAAAGGTTGGCCCTTTGGGTGTAGGTGTCGGCACAGGCGGGCTAAAAACTCTTTTAAACCATTCTTTAATTTTTTTCATTATTGACATGACCTTAGTTCTCCCGATTCGATCATAAACTTGATATCTTCTGGCGTGCAATTGCCATTAATATTTAGCCTTTTTATCTCAAGAGTATCGTCACCCTTTTTATTATTTGAAATGGAATTGACATGTGCTGTGGATGTAAAACCGAGTTTCGATGACATCCTTAGCGCATCTTGTCTAAAATATCCAAACGGCCATGCAAAGCTTGTCACAGGTTTTCCTATAATTCCTTCAATAATGGCCTTAGACATGACCATTTCTCCAACAAGAATTCTTATATCAACTGTGTCCATCTTCCCTTCCCATTCCATATAGTGAGTATGAGAATGTGCGCCAATTTGGAAGTTGTTGTTTGAAGATAGCTCCAATAGCTCGTCCCTTGCCAGACGGTCCGGATTATCAAACACTCCACTCATTACATAAAATGTAGCCGACATTTTTCTATCACTTAGCATCGTGGCGGCCAGAAGATTATCCTTCCATCCGTCGTCGAACGTAATCGCGATTGTTTTGTCGGGGAGGGAAATGCCGCCCCTCATATATTGCTCCAGAACATCTACTGTTACAGTAGTGTAACCCGAGTTCGCAATCACATCTAAGTGCTTAGAAAAGTTTTCAGGAGAAATTGCAGTATCGGAAGCAGGGTAATCTATCGTTACCTTATGGTAAATCAAGACAGGTATAATTGATTCGGATGCCATAGCTGCAAACTGTGCTAAAAGCAGAATAATTCCTATGTAAACCCTCATTTAATGATTACTTTCGAGTTAGAACAACAATCTACTAATTTTTCATAAACCTCTGGTTCAACATTTACGCAACCGGCAGTAACTGTGAGTCGGTGTTTTGCATATGGGCTCTTTATTCTAGCAAATCTTTGCTGGCCAGGAACATCTATGACTCGATGGACTGCAAACAAATTGTTCTGTTCTCTATGAAACAGCAGAATATCTCCCCCGTAGCCGGGTTCGGACGTACTATAATGAGTAATCTCGAACTCACCAACAGGGGTATCATTGCCTACCAAGGCAGGATAACAATCTGAGGCGAAGCAGATTATCGCAAGGGCAATATCCACAACCACAGTCATAAGTTATCCCTTAATCTTGCAGCCCTTGAGCCTTAGGTTCTGCTTTTCTTTCTTTGAAAGACCTGTAGTATCCTTCTCAGGCGGACACACAAATTCCAAAGGCTTTGGTGTAGGTTTTACTACTGGCTGGGGTACAGGTACCGGCGGAGGTGGCACCTCAATTTTCTGAATGACAGGTGGCGGCAAAGCCGGCGGAATCTCCTTAATTGCAACTGTCGAAATGCCAACTGCTGCGGCTATTGGCACTAACACCGGAAACCGCATCAGAAAGTTTACGACAACTGCGTTGCCTGGAAGTCCTAATGACATGTATTATCTCCCCAAGTTCCAGCCGAACCAATAGCTAGCGTAGAGCTGCATACCGGTACCACGACTGGGTCCGCTAGTCACACCGCGGAAATGATTTTCATGAACTGCTTGAAGTCCTACATCAAAAACACCGCTATCAAACGAGCGGCTCATTTTAACGCCAACTGCCGGGACAACCTTGTTGTTATAAGAGAGTCCGTTCTTGTCAGCACTGTAGCCCAAGCTAACATAAGTATTTAGCGTCCATTCTTTATTATCACCTAATTTGCGCCAATCAATACCCTGCTCAATTTTACCCTGGAGCAGAACATTATCGTCCTCGGGGGTGTTCTTAATTACACCCGGGTTGACAGTCAGCACGCTCCACGTCGATCCGGGATACCCCAACGGGGTCAGCCCGTCTTGGGCAACGGCGATACTAGATGCAAACAGAAATGCCGCAGTAATCAGAGTCTTTTTCATTTAAGTTCCTTTTGTGTTAAGTGTGAATCGAAGTCGTACCTTTTTACTTTGTTCCACGCAAGCATATGCTTGCCTAAAACGATAATTTCCACAAAGGCACGCATAAATGCATAGAAATTTACATAGCTTATCCAATAGTATACAGGAAATTTATATATGACGTCAAGTCTCCTTGTTCGGTAGGACGAGTATATGCACAAGAAAAGTGCGACTGACATATCAACAATCATCAAGGGAATTACTATGTTCGGGGCAACAAACAACAATGCAACCAACCAAATAATTCTATTAAACAAGACGGCGTCGGCAATAATCAACATCATATACCAATCCACTGACTGTTTTTTAGTGAATGAAAAAGTTTTGTGCTTCTTCACTACTTGCCAAAATCCCCTATACCATCTCAATATTTGCTTATGATAATCCCTAAATGTGCTAGGATCCTGGGTATTAACTGCTGCTGCAGGAACATACAACACTTTATACCCGAGCCGATGACATTGCATAGTAAGGTCCATATCCTCTGCCAGAGTATTGTGGTCTATGTGCATTTTGTCTAGAATTCTGGAATTGTACATGGATGCACAGCCCGGAGAAACAAACACCACATTAAAATTACTTTGTCCTTGCTTGACAATATCTTGACCGTATGTATAGTCAAACGCCCTACTAGCAGAAAATATATGCGAATTGTTTACAGACTTTACTTGCCCGACAAAAAGTCCTACATCAGGATTCTTAATGGCAGCCTTCTTCATTTCTTTAAGGAAGTTAGCATCGACCTTCGTATCGCCGTCTAAAAAGATTACCCAATCATATCGATGAGTCAGTAGATAGTAGCGCAATGCCTCTCTCTGGGCACGAGCCTTTCCGCCGTTTTCAGGCATTGTATAAACGTTGATGCCGGTTTTCGCTGCGATAAGTGCAGTGTCGTCCGTTGATCTATCATCAACAACATAAATGTCTGATTTTGGTGTGCCAGCGACTACCAGCGCATCTATTGTACCGCCAATAACGAGCTCTTCGTTATACGCCGGTATTAGAATGGCAACAGAATGTTGTTTTTGCATATACGCAAATAATAACAAAGGGGTTGAATAAAATCAACCCCTTTGTGTGTGCGATAGTTGACGTATCGCTGTATTTTTAGTAGTTCTTGTCTTTATGCCACTGACCCGAGTCGATCATGTCTTCGACGGATCTTTCCCATCTCTTTCTAGCTTGCTTCTTTCTGCGTTGCTTCTCGATAGCAGGCTTCTCGTAAGCCATTCTGTCTTTGACTTCTTTCAGAAGACCGGAGTCCTGTATTTTCTTACTAAATGTCCGAAGAGCTCGGCCGACATCATCGTGCCTAACCTCTACAGTTGTGCCTCTAGTCTTCTTACCGTCTCTGTATTTATTAACCATTGTTTGCTCGTTTTTTTGCCTTATGAACATATCTTGTTTTACCACTTTCGTCAATAAATATTTTATTGACGCCTTCCTTTGCTAGTCTAGGCAGTATATATTGCACTGCCTGTAAGTCCTTTTCTATGATTGTTCGCAAACCCCTTGCCCCAATCTTCTGTCTTAAGCATTCCATTGCTACTTTCTGCAGGTATTTATCATCAAAGTCTAGAATCACACCGTCATATTTGAACAGCGCCTTAAATTGATCCACAATATTGTTTTTAGGTTCTTTGAGGATTCTAACTAGCATACTTACGTCTGAATCCTCAAACACAACCGTCACGGGGTGTCGGCCAACGAATTCAGGAATGAGCCCATACTTGACCAAGTCTTCCGGCAATACCGAATTCAAGGCATTTAATACATCTGAACTAGAATTCAGTGTGGCACCAATACCTATGCTGGATCCCGACCTACCTTTGCGAATAACATCGTCTAGTCCAACGAACGCGCCGCTAGATATGAATAAAACATCCTTTGTATCAAATGGAACTGGCTCATCATAGTCATCTATGACTATTATAGTTCCCTCGATTATTTTTAGAAGAGCCTGTTGCACGCCTTCACCCGACACATCTCGCGTAACTGTAGAAGACTCTGTCTTTTTAGCCTTTTTATCAATCTCATCAATAAACACTATTCCCCTCTGCGCTTTTTCCATATCTTCACCCGAGGCCTCGATTAGTCGTTTTATAATGCTCGACACATCATCACCGACATATCCTGCCTCTGTTATCGACGTGGCGTCAACAATAACATATGGCAAATCAAAGAATTTAGCTATTGTTTTAACTGTATGTGTTTTTCCACTACCGCTTCCACCAATCATCAACATATTAGATTTTTCTATTTCAGTTTTTGACTTATTGTTAATTCTCTTATAGTGATTATAGACAGCAACAGACAGTGCCACTTTGGCACCATCTTGTCCTATAACATATTCATCTAAGTGGGCCTTTATTTGCTCCGGTGTTGGTATTTTTTCTCTTTTCGTTCTGGGAACCCTGACAGGTTCTTCACTGTGCAATATCTTATGTGTTATATCCACACATTCATTGCAAATATAAATATTTTCTCCGTGGAATTTTGGTCCTTCGATGATTTGTTCTACTTCTGTTCTGCCTTTTCCACAGAAGGTGCAATTAATGCTTTTTGTAATCTCTGCGTCTTTTTCTTCCATCTTATTGCCTCTTAAATTCAGTCAACCAACTTAGAGTCCTCGGATATTTCTTATCTTCTGTGATATCGGATATATTTGCCGGTTCAATATTCAACTTTTCAGGAATAAAATGACGACCGTTACCTAAAAACTCGCGCAGAATAGTCTGATCATTCATCCACGGCGAAATCTTGCCTATTCTATCACTAGGTGTTTCCTGTATCGAGTTTTCCACTTTGGTTGACTCGGCATTTGGCGTGCGCCCCGGAGACTTGGGGAGCAATGCTCCCGAATACAGAGGTTGACGAATGATGGCGTGCGGAATAGGAGATTCGGAATACTCCTCCAATACTGTTTTTTCTTCTTCACCCATATCTCCTGTCATGGCTGTCATCTTAAGTGTATTTTCTTCTATCGGGCTAGTCAAAGCCTCCAGAGGTGCATTAGATATCGATGCATGTATCTCGGCCGTGGGTATCTTCTGATTTTCGCCACTAGGTAACTGGCTATCGACGACCACGGGTACCCCGGCTGCCGGTGGCGGGCTAACCGTGCTGCTTGCATGCTCATTCGGCGCTGGTGACGGTGCAGTGGGGCTTGGTGCTTGACCGGGGCCGGGCGATCCCGCATTATTATTTTCTTCTTTTTCACGCTTGCGCCTCATAAATGTATGGTTTGCTGCAATCAGCAACATTACGGCAAGTGGATCCAGAGTCAAAACAATGATAAGGGTAAATATCCTTACTGCTGCCTCGACATTTTGTCCAGAACCATCGTCGTGCCCGTAGATTACCTCTGCTATATACCGAATAGGCCCAACATCTAGTTCTAACTTCCTTACTTCCGATTCGAGTTCGAACTTTTTAGAATTCAAGTCATCTATTTTCTTTTGAGAAGCCTCAATATCCGCTGCTATCTGATCGCGCTCTGCTTTTTGAGACCGCCTGACTGTAATAGAACGGGTGACAAACCCCTCCTCTATAAACTTATCTATGGCTGAATCGAGTCGAGCAATGGCTTTTTCACTATTCTCTATGTTAGTTTTTTCTCTGGAGATCTGATAGGTCAAATCATCGACCTGGGCTACATTATTGATGGTTGATGCGCCTTGTTCTAAGTGTAATTTTGATAGAAATCCAAACACACCTATGCTTGTTATCATCATCACTGATAACACTGCGACTAAGAGTGGAATCTTCAATATATAGGAAGCATGCCCCCAATTTCTATAAACCCAACTTGTGGTTACTAGCTTGGCAATCTCTATCGTGACACCCATCACCAGTGCATAGAATGGGCCGCCTGCATAAATTGCCATCATCCCAATTATCGAAAACCATCCTGCAACTGTGGCCAGTGATAGCGCCGATAAGAGGGTAATTATTGCAATGAACATGTATTATTTATCAGGAAATTATGCCCTTCAGGATCAAAGCGGTGGCCTCTTCGCCCGCAATTTCATAAATGTTGACATCTGCCCCAATTACAATAGCCTTTGTATTATCTGGAAGAATATCTCTTACTGATTTCATTGCACTAGCAACATATTCCTCATTAAGCATCTTGGTTGCTCGAGGTAGTTGGAAAACTAAAATGCTATCAGATTTCTTTTCGATATTGTGTAAAAATCCAACAACACCTGATGTCGGGTTCGATACTGTGACTTTAGTCATTAACTTCCGTTCCCTTCGTATGCTGCTAGTTTAAAAAATAAATCATGTGTCAAACCATAAGATTTAAATGCCTTGTCTACTGCCGGCCGAAGTTCAAATAGGGGCACACCACCAATTGGGTGTCCTAACCTTGCAGATACTTCTACAAAAATCTTCTGATACATTTCAGATGCCTCTTCATAAGTCAGACCTTTTAGCCTCTTGAGGGTGTCATCCTCACTATCAGAATTCATTATCTTCCCTGTGACCTATTCTCATGGCCATATTGGAATCAGTTTCCCTAACTTCAACCTTGCAACACCAGAGTCTCTCTGCTTCAGACTTACCATAGCTGGGAAGAAAAATTGTGTTGACATATTCATAAAGAAAATCTGCTAACCCTTCACAACCAGTTTTTTCCACTTCGGTAATCTTTGCAATCTTCAAGCGGCCCAATTCTAGCAAGGCTTCTCTGTGGGGATCGTCTAAGGCAACAAGCAAAGTATGGTCAAACCACTCTTCTAACTTATCCTTCAGTGGACGAAGTCCTCCGTAATCCATTGCCCAATTTCTTGCGTCCAAGTCATCACATTCAAACTCAAATTTGAATGATAATGCATATCCATGTACAAATCTGCAATGGGAATCTGCTCGCCATTGCCTGTAGGCGACTGGCCCAATCTGCTTGTATTCTTTTGTGCTAATATATTTTGCCATACATGTCCTTAATTTTTTTAAGATTTATTCGAGATGTAATTTTCATGTTGTACCCACTCAAATGTAGTCCAATCCCAATTCTTATGTGTTAAGAATCCCCAATCCCGTTTTTGTGGGCCGGGCATGAATAATGTCCAGCAATCAACATTGGGTTCTAGTTCGATTCTATGATAACTGTTTGGTCTGCAAACTCTGAAATGTCCCGGACCTCTCCATATTTTTCTTTCACCATTTATTATCTTGTGTACTTCATTATATTGTGGAATCCATTCCCAATACCCACCTTTAAGGATAAGAGTGGCGTATGGCCACGGATGGTCATGCAAATCATCCGGGTCGCTTCTATGGAAATTATGTATGAAGATATTAAATGGAAATTTCTTGCGATCTTTCAAGAAAATATAATATCTGGTCAAATACGGTTGATCACTCTGCCTATCCAGTATAACCCGTTTGCGATCATACTTTTCTAAAAACTTGAGAAGTGAATCAAACATATCAGTCCTTACCTATAGACACCATTCTCATAAATTCTGCCCTAACTTGTGGCTCATCTTTGAAACAACCTCCCAATTTACTTGTGATCGTGCTGGACCCAGTGTCTTCAACACCCCTGCTCTTTACGCAGTAATGTTGGGCATGGATTACAACCCCGATATTATCAGTTTCCAGTATGTATTGCAAGGCATGATATACTTGCTCAGTTAATCTCTCCTGAATTTGTGGTCGTTTGCTGAAATATTCTACGATTCGGTTAATCTTACTAAGGCCTAAGACTTTTTGTTTGGGTATATAACCGACAGTTGCCAATCCATCAATGATTACAAAGTGATGTTCGCAGTTTGACTGGACATTGACATTACGCTCAATCACCATCTCATCATATTTCATCTTATTGTCGACTGTTGTGCATTTCGGGAATGCATCATAATCTAAGCCCCAGAAAATTTCGTTTACATACATCTTAGCGACACGCTTTGGTGTATCAGCAAGACTATCGTCGGTTAAATCTAACCCAAGCGTTTCCATGATGACACCAAAGTGTTTCTCGATAAGATCAATCTTGTCTTTCCTATCTATCTTTGTGTCAAATGTCGGGGTTTCTACACCGCAGTTCTCTAAGTGTTGGTGTACACGTTGACCCAGTTCGGGGTCACATTTTGTTTTATTGTATGACATATTTGAATCCTTCCTTAAGCGGATATGAGTTTTGAAGTTTGTAACCTTTGTGTTACACAAGTATTTAGCATTTAATAGACACCATACCTGCTTTTTAGGTTGCTCATATTATTCGCTGTCGACATGTCATATGGATTATATGCACTCTCGACTAAAGTACCAATGTCTGTTCTTAATATGGATAACTCTGATCTAAGAGTGGAAACTTCGACTTCCAAGCATGTCATATTGTCAAGCATTTCCTGAATAGGCCCCCTGGCTGGAGGGCCGCCCTTCAGCTTTGCTGAAACTAGTTCACTGCCTATAATTTCTAGTAAATCTTCTGTAGATATTGACAACAGGAATCTGTCTAGTAGTTCTAACTTCTCTCTGCTAGTAAAATCAAATGCAATCATACTGCCATCCCTGGTTTATTTTTTACATCTGGGTGAGGATCATACCCAATAAGTTCAATATCTTCCCATTGTAGATTCAGAATGTCATCAAATGTAGGTAGATCTTTCTTAATATTCAATATGGGCAAAGGCCTAGAGTCACGTTCTAGCATCTCTTTACACATATCCATTTGGTTTTGATAGATATGCACGTCCCAACCGAAGTAGACAAGCTCGCCGGGTTGCATACCCAAATGTTTTGCAAAAATATGGTTAATCAACGCATAGCTTGCGATATTAAAGGGGAGACCGAAGGGTACGTCGTTACTCCGCATCACGAAACTGCTGTTTAATCGGTTTCCTTCAACCGAATACATGTTCATTATATGGCACGGTGGTAAAGCAACTTTCCCTAAGTTGCCGGGATTCCATCCAGTAACTATGTGCCGCCTACTCAACGGATCGGTCTTTAAACCACCGAGTAAGTCTTTAACCTGATCTATATAAAACTTCTGGCGCCATGCATGTCCTGCCGGGGCAGTTTCTTTTGTAAATACCCAGTCTTTGGTATTCCCGCTTTGTTGTCTTAGGGCACGGTCGACCATTCCTCTTGTATTTGTGAATTTATTAAAAAAATAAGGTGATGTAAATTTAAACTTCTTTCCTGTATGTTTGTTTTCTGCAACAAATAGATCGCCAGACACAGAATTTAATATATTCTCGTTATATTTCCGCGGAATAAACAACGTAGTTTCCTTGCTGTAGCAATTTGCCGAAAAATAATCTTTGTCTAACTGAAAATCATGCGGTGCAGTGGCCCAGTTATCAAAACCTATCAACGATTGTATGTCTCCATAGAAATTACTAAAACATCTCCATCGCTGATCTACAAATACCCCACGATCCCTGTAGTTTGCTGTTTTAATCGGGTCATTCCCATGGCATCGTTCCATCATGTTACGCCACAATGTATAAGCATGTGTTAAGAATGGTGATTTGTTTGTTAACTTACCGTGCACCCCGCCTGTTTGTGTTCTCTGGTACGGATTTTTTACCTGACCCCTCTTTAAATTAGGTCGAGGAACTTCTACAACATATTTAATGTCGTCTATAAATTGGGCACGGTAGTACGTATTTCCGTTTCTTGTGGGTAATTTTTCTAAAACAAGTATGTCGCCACTCTCGTTTGTCCTTAGTGTTTTTCCGACCATGTCGTCAGACAATATAACGGGCTGCAACGGGATATCTATATAATAATCGGCATTGATACCAAGGTATGTAGATTCTTTTATGAGTTCGACTGCCCTCATCCATTCGTCTCCCGCAAACTCCCATTTCCGCCAAACATATCCGTATCCGCGACCCATGTCACCTTCCGGCAAATGTTGAAGCCCGCGCTTATCTAGGAACTCCCTTGAGGTGTTCCCTTTCCAAATGTTAATATTCTTCTCTTCAAGAAGTTTTGTGTTTGTTTCTCCGCGAAGGAAAAACATTGTTTCTTCGAATGCAATTCGAAATGGCACCCTACGTGTTGTTTGTATTGGAAACCCCTTTGCAAGATCCCATCTCAGCATTCTCCCGAATACCGCTCGTGAGCCAACACCAGTTCTATCTGGTTTGTCTACTCCGTTATCTAAAATATCTCTAATAAGGTCTTTATAGTTATCCATGCATTTTCAAAATTAAGTTGTAAGCACATATTACAACTTTTCTGATGAAAAGTCAAAGAGTATCTGCAATCTTTCTTATGAGAAATTCTTCTTCAGTTATCGATTCTATAAAATCTGTATGGAGATGTTCATGCTCCTCACCGCCTTTAAAAAGAGGCGTTGAATAGGTTGCATACTTTCGGTAGTAATGTTTTGCCCATACTTTGTTCCCACCCTCGCATTCGACTGATAGAAATGCAAATACCCTTATATAAAAGGGGTAGCATATAAGCCCGTCTCTCCAATCTATTGGCTTAGCTTTAATTGCCTGTTTCCTAAGCCTGGCCTGTATTTTATTTGTAAAAAACATGTTTTCCAAGTGTCATTGTGGGTTGCAAGTCTTCGGCCCACTTCGGTTGGGCTTTCTCTGGATTAAAGAAATGGGTTGCACCTTTCGTGATATCCCTTAATTCGCCCTGCATTGCCTGCACGGCTATTTTGGCGGCTGTTTCAAATTCTCTTATTACTCTTTCATTCTCAGTTCCATTCTTTTTTATGACAGGGACTTTGTTGTAATCAGAACATACCCAACTAAAAGCACAGACTACTTTATCACTGTACTTCAATTTTGCACTTTGCTCAACAACTCCGCAAATTGTATCAGGGTACCGTTCGCTGTTTACTCTGTTCATTGTTACTAATGCTACTGCTTTTTGTCCTTGTATACCTTCTCCGCGTGCCTCAAAATAGATATTTTTGGCCAAACAATATGCTTCATTCTCGTCAATACGTGACACATCAGATATAGTGCCAGACAATGAAAAAGTTTGGAGGATGTACACAAGGAGAATTTTTGCTGTTGTCATTATGACATTTCTCCTTCTTGATTTTTTCAAGTAAGTGTTATTTAGCCAAAGGCTAAAATCAATTATATACAAATAATAATAAGATGTCAATATTTGGATAAATAGTGTAAAGAAAGGATTTTTATATGAAACTAAACGACTTCGGGAAAGCAAAAAATGAGGGGCAAGCCCAAAACCCCCTGCCAGCTGTCTTAAAAGACGATGAGAGTCAAGTGCCGGAGCCAGGTGAGGCCGTTAGGACATTTAAGAGTCGAATAGAAGGACGTTGTGAACGTGTAGACGGGAACACTGTTTATTTCAGAACCGGTGACGGTAGACTTATGAAATGTCCGATGGATAAGTTAAGTGTTATCAAAAAACTAGAAGATGGCATCGGTGGATCAATTGTAGGAGCAGTAGCTGGCGCGGCGATCACTAAATCACCAACAGGTGCTTCAGTAGGTTCAAAGATAGGCAGCGGGCTGCAAGACATGATGACAAAGGAATCTGGACTTAAATTTTACCCGGGATCTTATCCTGATGTTGACCACATGCATGGTGCTGTTTACAAGGGCGAGGATCCGGGTGGCAGAACAACTATCACAAATAAGGATTCATGGACTAAAAAAGCCAATTATATTAACTCAGTGTCTTATGATGACAACGCTGATATCATTTCTGACAGAAATGGAAGCCAATACGTAGCAGACGGAACAGTATTTGCCAAATGGAGCAATAAATCAAATATTGGGTATGTTCTTATGCCAACAACAGAAGGTAGTATGGGCGGCATCAATAGATCACGCCCTGCACAAGACGTAAGTTACGAAAAAGTTCTAGACGATGACGTATCGCGTGAAGTATACGAAAAATGGTCTATGTTTAGTGAAGAAAGTACTGATGACAAAGTAGGCATACTCAAGAAGTGGGCCATGGATAATTACGAAAACGGTGCTGATACTTTTATTGAGACATACAGTGATGAAGACTATGCACTTATGTTGGATGACCACCACGGAAGTGTTAAGGATACATTAGACACAATGGAACGCATGGCAAGTGTATGGAGTGAAAGGCAGGCCGATGCCAGATATTACTCTCGCGGAGAGATGGAAGAAGACATTAAGAAAGACTTCGCAGATATTTTAGGAAAACAGCATCAAGAAGAACAGCCAAAAAAGAAAGTCCAAACCAAAGAAATACCATTTAATGGATGGACAATTAGATATAGTGTCAAACAAAAACCAGATGATAAGTCTAAGTGGATGGTGTTTGATAAGAAATTCGTAGTACAGGGACAAGGCGAGTCTTACAACGAAAAACAAGCTGTTGCTGACGCAGAAGAATACATCAAAAAAGGCGGCGGTGCAAAGAAAGAAGCGACTGATAAAGTCACTATCGACTTTAATGTCGACTTTACAAAGGAGTTTGGAGATACATTCTTCGCAAGAATTTTAGATGATGAAGATGGACCGGCTCTACTGATCGCATATGAGCCAGGCAACGGCATGCAGCGTACACACATCCGTAACCAAAAAGATAAAATCACAGCCACAACTACCAAGCTAACATCCATGTCTATGAGCCCACGTGCATCTAATGAAGCAGGCTTACAGCCAAATGGTCGCTATATACTTGGGGCCAAGAAAGATCTAGGTGATGGTATTTCTAAATTCCCTCTCATATATCAGAGCACTGTTCAGGGAAAGGGCGATATGGTTAAGCTAGGTAAGCCCGGACTAACTGTGGCTCACAGTAGAGATGTGTCAGAAGACATAACACCGTGGGGTGGCTACACTAAAGACGACCCGGGCTATAAAAAGACTCAAAAATCACCAAAAAACATTAGACAAGGGGATACTGCATACCCGTTAGACCAAAGAATTAAAAACGGAATACAAACGCACGGGTTAAAGTGGGCGTTCGACGAATATGTTAAAAAGGCCGGTATCCCGCCCAGACAATTCCAAATACTCGCAGGACTTGCACCAAGTAAGCCAGGGTCAAAGACACAGTCGTGGGAAAAGCCTGCACCAATAAGACTAAACCATAAGGATAAAGAATCTTGGTGGAAAAAGATGGTAAACAAATTCTTAGAGGAAGAAGATCCTTGCTGGAAGAATTATAAACAAGTAGGCATGAAGGTTAAGGGCGGTAAGAAGGTGCCTAACTGTGTACCTGTCAGCGAACACGAAGTAACACTAGAAGGTGACGAGTTTATAGGTCAGTTATATGACGAAGAATCGCTGTTAGAATCAGAATACCAAGGTAGATCTGTAACACTTAACAAGCCCATGCAAGGCGATGTAAAGAAGTTTAAAGTTTACGTTAAGGATCCGTCTACAGGCAATGTTAAAAAAGTAAATTTTGGCGACCCGGATATGAAGATTAGAAAATCAAACCCCGAAGCCAGAAAGAGCTTCAGAGCAAGACACAATTGCGATAATCCAGGACCAAAAACAAAGGCAAGATATTGGTCTTGCCGGAAGTGGTAATTACTTAGTCCTATAATACCCGGTGTATGCCATAGTCTGGGTAAAAGATGTCAAATCTACGTGAGAGTGGTTTACTATACCGCTAAGTCGGCCCTCTAGCATCATTTCCAACACTGCTACTCCACCGCCGGCCGTTGTGGATTGAATCGCTGTTAAGTTATCTACTCCGTAGAATTTTTCGGAATAATTTTTGACACAAAGGGCATTGCTATCCCTCCCCGTTACCTTAGCATAGACAACAATAACATCATCTTGCGTAGTAGGGAATTTTCGTAAGAACGTTTCCTTAATTTTTTCAAAATCCCCGTTCAGTTCCCGGACTACTTCCCGAATATATCGATAGTGACCCGGATACCTCAACGTCATATAATGAACATTGGGAATGTGATCCAATTCATCTACCAAGCTCCCTATTCCCCCAGAGGTTAATGCGGCCTCATACTCGATACCATCCAAGATCACCGTTTGAGTATTGTTAAGGCCTGCTACTTCCTGCAAAACTTTGTCTTTTCTTATTCTGCAAGGACGAATATACTCGTTCACGAGGCCATCCACACTCCAGGTTAGATTATAAGATTCTTCCGGATGATGTGAACTATAAGAAACTAGTCTAGGCAAGGCACCAACACTAATCATAAGAGTTTCTGGGGCTTCAATTTTTGTCGCCATTGAGTGGCCTAGGTAATTTATAAAGCCGGGGGCCAAGCCACACTTTACAGCGCATGTTAGGCCCGATCCTTCATACAATTTTTGCACAGAATCTGCCATTATGTCGTCCTCTGTGAAGTCAATATAGTGGCAATTTGCTTTGACTGTTGCAGATGCTATTTTTTTATTCATGAAAAAAGGTAACGCATTCATTACATGCGTTACCTCATTCTTCATCAGTATTTGTGCCAATTCATCTGAACTGGATTCTTCCAGATCACCTACGATGTGGTCGCCGTCTGGGAGTTTGAGTAGATTTCTCTGATCTTTATCGATGACAAAGGCCTCAACATCATTATGCGGACTGATGTGATATTTAGATTTTTGTTTTAAATCTCTAATAATATGATATACTGCTACGCCAATATGTCCCGCACCTAAAATTGCTACCTTTGTCATTCCACCCCCTAAATAAGTATGCTGTTATTTAGCGAATACCCGCCTTTGCACGGGCACGAACCTGGTCGAACGTTGTCTGGTTGTACAGCTTACCGTCCAGATAGCGACGTTGCAGATGATCCACAATATCCCTACCGAACTCCAGGACTTTAGTAACAAGTTTGCCACTCTCGTCGGTAACAAGCATCAGTCGGCCGCGCTTGCTCTTCTTCATCGAAGAAGTAACCGGGTCCTTGTACACTTCCACCCACTTGCCATTGATCATTGCAGCAGAACACTTCATTGCAAACTCCATCGTGTCACGGTTGACCATCTGAAGCAGTGCGCCGCCTTGGCCAAACGCTACGTTGTCGGAACTATATCCGTTCATATCCATTACAGTAAGAATGGCGCGGATCATTTGGTGATCAATGCCATCGCCCTGGATAACACGAACGTTGTTCAGAACCTTGTAGCCTTTGGCATTGACAGTGTGACCAAAATACTTGTCGAGGATCTTCAAGCAGTCGTTTACAACTTGAACAGGGTCGCCACTATCCGGACGAATCACAACTACTGCCTTGCTGTCAATCACTTCTTGTTTCAGTTCAGTTCCCCATTTCTTGCAAGCTTCGAAGATGTCATAACTATCGCTCACACAAGCAAGAATCTTGCCTTCCTTGCCGTAATGCTTCAGCATGTTACGGAAAGATGCAGTTTCACCTTCTCGACCCCAGCTGGTAACGGTGCTGTGCTCCATGGCCGGAATACTGAACCCGGAAACTTCCGCATCGTAGTATTCCATTGCAGCCAATACGCCCGAAAGAGTATCGGTGCCCATGAAGTTGATCAGGTGGGCCATGCCACCAAGTGCAGCACTTTCGAGGCTCGACACGCCGCGGGCACCGAAGTCGTGCAACTTGAAGTCGATCAGACCGGGATCACCATTCTTCTCAAGAAAGTGAGCAATGATTGTCTTGCTGTGATGGCTATTAGATGCCACAGTAGTTGGGTACCAAATTGCACGAAGCAATGCGGTTTCCAGGAAGCTGGTCAACCAGTAACAATTCGGATCGGTGTTTACAATCGACACCAGAACGTTCTTCGGTGCCATGATAGTGCCTTCATCTGCTGATTTAATTTCAACCGGAAGGTGGCCACCGTGCGTGTTGACAATATACATCCAGCCATCGTAATTGAATGGCTCGCCGTGTGCTTCCAGTATTGCTTTCGCCTTCATTACCATAGTAGAGGTAACTGGCGTGGTCATGTATTCGCGCAAGAATGCTTGCAGACCAAAAAAGACCAGTTCGTCGTATTTTCCGCCACGTGATTCGATGTACGAATAAACGTACTCGGTGCCCTCGGGATACTGGACCCATTGGCTGTATTTGTAGCTGTCACTATTCAGGACAATGTTTTTTGCAAATTCCATAATGATAATCTCCTTATCGTTAAAATTGCCCAACTCTCTGTCGGGACTTGCTTACTATATTACTACTGCCTTCAGTAATAATACAATCTTTTCTTCATCGGATATAGAATGTACTTTATTCGGATTGGCATATATATCCTTAAAATATGTTACCGTATTTCCGTTAACTTCATAAACTCTTTCTGCCATAGCCATAGGACGATGTGAGCTAAATGATCCATAATGGACACGCAGTGGTCTTGAAGTTCTGCACAAAGCTGCCGGGACTGCCCCTCTAGCTACCATAAAATCAGAGTATTCGTAAAAGATCATCCTCTGAACCCTATTGCTCCTTCAAACACTTCTAACAATGCCTCATCAGTCATTGTCGGAAATGTCATCGGATCGAGCTGATTATCATCCCAGTCATAAAACTCGGCTCCGTTATTTTCCATATCTTTTAGCTTATCTAAAATCAATTGTCTCATAATTTTACTCCGAGTGCTTTAATCTCTTCTGTAGTCAATCTAGACAAGACTTCTTGTTTAAGTTTCCGTCTGGCCTCTCTAATTTCTGCTTCTTTTTGTTTCTTTTCTAGGGCAGCCGCTGCTGCCCTGTCAGCTTTTTTGTGTGCCATCCACCATTCGTGAATTTCTGGATCCTTCATTAATACAAATTCGAGTCCATCATTCGTTTGCTCGATGTGTTCAAGTGCTTTACAAGCAATTCGGGCAAGCTTATCGTTCAATTCTTGCAATTTGATGGCATTTGAGCTGTAATTGTCGTCATCATAACGCATTTTTCTACTCCTTTTCTTCTATGGTTACTATCGGCATTTGCTGTGTCGGCGTTCCACCACAGGCCAGGACATATGCAATTGCATCATCTTCATATTCAAACTTCAAATGGGGGGCGACATTGCCCACCATATTGTCATTCCAACCCCCGGCATAATAATAAGCTCTGTCACCAGAGCCATGGCGATTTAAGTCCTCAGCAAGCGCAACATACCCGAGTCTGCCAGAGATTGCCTTAATTCTGACATACCAAGTCATTTCTTTGCTCTTGCCACCATTGTTTCGATAATGTGTGCATGGTCGCCATACATGACTTCTCCCATTTTTGCTATCTCTGCAAGAGTAAACCATCTGGCAACCCTGGCATCGTCACTACCCTTAACTCTCGGCAATTCCCCATTGCCACCATCCAATTCGATTAGATAAGCCTGGGTAAGCACGCGGCCACGCAGATCTCGATCCGGATGATCAAACTTTGTGTCGTAAGTAATTCCTTTTCGAAGCACAATTTCCGGAACCTTGATTTTAGTTTCCTCCCGTAGTTCACGAATAACACCATCTTCAAGAGTTTCTCGTGGATTAAGGAATCCGCCGGGTAGAGCCCATAGTCCTTTCCCAGGAGAGTGACCTCTTTCGATTAGCAAAATGTGTCCGCCCTGCAAAACAACGGCGTCGGTCGTCTGCATAATGCATGGAAATTTCTTAGGATCGTAATCCCTGTAGAATTTATATTCTTCGACCATCTGTTCATAATATTCAGTAGTCTTCCAGTCTTTAAGCGCATTAAAAACATGCGTTGGGACGGCGCCCTGAATGTAATCAAGATGGCCTTCGAAGAATAATTCACGGACCTTGGTTGCATCAATTGGATTGCCGCCGTGGGCAACAAATCCCTTCAGCCCAATGAATTCCCAATTCGGGAATGCGTGATTATACCAGCTGGATTCATCCTTATCAAACCCAAGAATAGCAATATCACTATCGTCGATATCCGGACTATCTCGGTGTACGGTAGCCTGCACCTCTCGAATCCAGCTATTGTTGCTGTACTTGTGATCTCGGAGTGCATGGACTCCTATGCGATCGGAATTAACGGATCCCCTAATCATATCTGCACGTTCATAGGACGAGAAAGGATTCTTCGGAGTCCTTGGTTGATGAGAACTGCCAATCAGAACGATCGCCTCGTCAGCAAGATCTAATGCTTGTTTTACGTTTGCAAGATGGCCGTTGTGGAAAGGTTCGAAGCGTCCGATAAGGACTGCTAGCTTGTAGCGTTTTGTCATATTTGGCTCCCAAATAAAGTTGAATGTAGAGTCTCTCTCTACGTTGTATTTATGCTCTAGTGTAGCTTAGAACCCTATAATAGGTCAATCACCGCGAAGCCTGGACATGATTTTCTCAGCTTCTTCGCTGCGCATCTTTCGTGTAATTGCAATATGGAACACAACCATAGGAATCGCAATCAATATCACCACAGCTACTAAAATCCACATCACAGCCGGTTTCCCCGAAGACGATTAACAATCTTTACATCTTCTGGAGGGTCTTCTTCCATATAGGCCTTAAACTCTCCACTAACCTGGCGATATAAAGTGTAACATAGCCAAAAAGATAATGCCAGTAACATCGGGGCTATGCATACTAAAACCCAGA